ATGAAAGAAAAACAAGTGTTTCATATCAATGGCTATATTGGTCTAGTGTTAGCGATCGCATTTGTGTTAGTTGGCGGTTGGCTGGTTTGGGCCGGTGCGACTGGCGATCATTTTGCGAGTATCTTTTTGGGCGCATTGCTAATTATTATTGCGGCCTTTGGGGCTAGTTCGCTAACAATTGTGGGCCCCAACGAGGCGCGCGTGTTAACATTTTTTGGTAAGTATATCGGGACAATTCGTGATTCAGGGCTGTTTATGACCGTTCCGTTAACCAGTAAGTTTTCCATTTCACTGCGGGTCCGCAACTTTAACAGTGCCATTTTAAAAGTTAATGACCTCCGGGGAAATCCCGTGGAAATTGCGGCCGTTATCGTGTTTAAAGTTGTTGATACCAGTATGGCACTCTTTGCAGTGGATGATTATGAACAATTTGTTGAGATTCAAAGTGAATCAGCGGTGCGGCACGTGGCCTCTGAATATCCATATGATACGTTTGATGACGACAAGAAGATTACGCTGCGGAGCAATCCAACCGAAGTTTCTGACCGGTTAATGGAAGAACTTCAAGAACGGCTAAATGTTGCGGGGGTCGAGATCGTTGAGACGCGCTTAACGCATCTCGCATACGCGACTGAAATCGCCAGTGCGATGTTACAACGCCAACAATCTTCGGCAATTCTATCTGCTCGCAAGGTCATCGTGGAAGGGGCCGTTTCAATCACGGAAGACACGATCGCCCGTTTAGAGAAAGATACGGGGATGCAGCTATCAGACGATAAGAAACTGCAACTGATCAATAACATGATGGTCACCATTATTTCGGAGCGGGGTACTCAGCCCATTGTGAATACTTCGGAAGTTAAGTAGGAACGTTGATATAACAACATTTATAACTGCATTTTTTAAACGCATCACCACTATAAAAGTTGGTGATGCGTTTTTGTGGTGAAGTCAGTGGTGAAGAAATCAAGAATTTAAGCTAAATTATAGAATTAATCTTGTAAAAACCTGTTTAATTTGCTAACTACTTCGTCCTTAACCTTTGGCGTAATTTCGGCGTAAATTCTGGTAGTTCCCAAATCAGAATGTCCCATTAGGTCTTTAATATCTTCTAAACTAACCCCAGATTCGCGAAGGCGAACTCCGTAAGTATGTCTGCAACCGTGAACGTTTAAATGCGGAAGCTCAGCTCGCTCTGAAATTCGTGCCATAGCAATTTGAACGCCGGTCTGACTAATAGGGTATCCATTAAGGCGTCCCTTTGGTTTTATAAAAATTAGGTCTGATAGTATATCGTGATTATACTTTAATTGAATGATTTCTCGTTCGCTTCTTTGTTTTTTTAAAAGGTCTTTCAGAGCAGCATATACACGGTCCGTCATTGGAACTGTCCGGATACTTCTTTTGGTCTTCGGCGTATCCAGCATCAGGTCTTTCATCCCAACAGCATTAATATGTGTCTCGGAGTTGTAAATCCTGGTGACGTCAATGTTAATAGTCCGACTTTTAAAATCAATACGGGACCATCTAAGTGCCATATCTTCCCCCATACGTAATCCGCAATCGAACATTAGTAGAAAGAACGGGTACCAGATATACATTTGCTCATATTTTGCAAATTTCAAAAATTTGTCTGTTTGTTCACGGCTGTAATATCTCAATTTACGTTGCTGCGGTTCGTATTGGCGATTAAATTCTACATTTGTCGTAGGATTCGTTTTCAAATAGCCAAGTGTAACGGCCTTTTTAAAGGCATTTGAAAGTGTCTGGTTAATTGACTGGACAGTGTTCCATGCATAGCCTTGTTTGGTGCGGCCGACACCTTTTTCAGTGAATAATCCATTGATGAACTTTTGATGATCATTGAAGGAATAATCCGATAACGGGAAGCCACCAATTCTAGGAATAATATAATAATCAATATTCTTACGATGTATTTGCAGTGTATCCATTTTGACATTCACTTTCAGATTTGTAATCCAATAGTCTAAGTATTCGCCTAATGTCATATCAGTGTTGTTATCGGCCACACGGCTATTGTGGATAATTTCAGCTTCTACTAGTTTTGATGCATCCTGTGCTTCTCGTTTTAATTTGAATCCTCGGCGATGCACCAATTTTTGCTTGCCATTGCCTTTTTGAATACCAGCATATGCCCAAAATTCCCAACGTTTTTTACCACTTGCTAGTTCGTATTGACTGAATGATGCCATGATGATTCATCCTTTCATATATGGGTATTGATTATTATGCAAACGTATGTTCTTTTTGAGTGAAAATATATACCCCAATAATGGGGTACTAAGCGAGTGACGGGAATCGGACCCGCGACTACAGCTTGGAAGGCTGTCGTTTTACCACTAAACTACACTCGCGTTAAAGCCAGCAGATGCTGACTCTTATTTACTGAGTTCATAATTATTTTTGCAATAGACGCGTTTTCAAATCGTTCTTTATTTCTGTTAGCATACGGTCATACTCTGCTGTCGAATATGAATCTTTTTTAAGATATAACACAGCTTCCGAATCTATAAATGTCTGTATATTTTTCTTCATTGTGGAAATTAACTCGTATTTTGAGATTTCATTATTCATAGCATTACGCCTTCTTTCCGGTTAATACGAGCGGCAGGGGTCGGACCTACATAAATATAGGATAGGAGATCTGTGAGAAACGAGTAAATAATTGTTTTACCGTTGAACTATGCTCGCATGTTAGCAAAGGTTTCAATAGATGTTGTAAAAAGTTGTGTACATACCAAATAATCCTGCAATGATGGCAACTATTAATTTGATAGCTATTATAAACATGACATAGGCATTGTTATGATTTATTTGCAGAAGTGTATCTACAACTAAGTAAAGAGATAGTACTATCAATCCCCAATCTAATAGTTTTGTGATATCAATATTCATGGGTGCCTCCATAATTATTTACTGTTAACGTACAATGCAAGCGGCAGGAGTCGAACCTGCATAATAGTATTAGTGAAAGAGAAGGGACATAGTGTTCTACCATTGAACTACGCTCGCATAAGGGGGACACCAACTTGTTATCTGATGTCTCGCTATTTTAGATGTAAAAATTAACTTCGCTTGTTGTAAGGTACAGCATAATCTTCGGGGGCGTCTCTGGGACTAGCATGTTTCCAATGGGTGTTCGATTTATTCAGCATGGGGGGATCATCCTTTAAACAGGTAAACCTAGATCCGTGAGCATCTTCGATAATAAAAATACGTTGAAAAGAATGTAGAGTATTGACAATTGTACAATTCTCGTGCTTGATATTATAAACGTCTGTATATATTTTCCCCATATTCATTACCTCGTTTCTATTTTTGGGGGAGAGACGATATAAGCGAGCGGCAGGAGTTGAACCTGCATAGTGGTTTCGGGGTATCGAAACGAGGGGAAATTGTTCTACCGTTGAACTACACTCGCATGTTGCCCGCTAAGCTAATAGTGGGCGAGGATGCTACTTTCGTTTGAAAATCCAGTAAGCTAACATGATGATTAGCACTATAAAGAAAATGATACCTACTACAATGTTAAAGTCAAACACATGTGTACTGTATGTTCCTGTATTTAATGCCAATGTTTTTTCTCCTATCGGTAAAAATATTTTTTGAACGATTGCTTGTAAAAGGGCGAATTAACGATGACATAGCAAAGATACTTGTAAAAATAATTGAACTTATTCGTAATGCTTTATTTATATGATTATTTCGATATGAATAGTAGATAATGAACAGAAAAAATATAATAAACGCAATTTCAAAAAAGAATTCCCCATAATTGTCTGAATTTCTATTCTCAATCTCATGTTTTTATCGACGAAGTGGTACTATTCAGTTATAAAAAATTCAATGAACTCGTCTGGTAGTCCATATGCTATTTTTAATGCATTGAAGTTATCTGGTAATTGGTCGTATTGTTCTTCATAGAGTTTTATCAATTCTTGGCAAGCAAAAGCATTTGCTTTATACTCAACGCTGTTCTTTTGATAATCGCCCAAGGTGTACCATGCCACACAAGTTGTATCTTCAATGCCATGGCATAATTCGTGCGCCATTACTGGTATATGGCCAGGCGAATCACAAAGCTTATCGCTTATAACAACGTCTGTAACTCCTAGGATATGGGTACAAAAGCCCATATTTGCCCCAATGTCTTCAAAGTGGACTTTGAATCCCAATCTATCTGCAATCGTAAATGGATCATACGTTCCAAAAGATTGCGCAAGTTGTTCTACCTTAAGATACGTGTCGTATCGCATGCAAACACCTACTTTTTTCCTTCTTCACGTAATTTTTTTAAACGATCCCAATAAATACCTTCAATAACATTACGGACCTTCTCTTTGTCCTCAGGTGCCATACTCATTCCGCCATATCCCATAGGGGTATTTGATTGGAGTAACTTGTCCAAGTCAATACGATCGGATTCGGTAGCCCAGTCTGGTGATTTATGATCTTTTTCGTTATTTCCAAGAAGATAGTCAGTGGATACTTGATAATAGCTAGCAAGTAATTTTAATAGTTCATTGTCGGGTTCATTACGCTCATTTTCTAAATGTGAATATCGAGCTCTACTGATACCAATTGATTTTGCAACCTCATCTTGTGTTTTGCCTTGCATATTTCTTAACTCTTTTAAACGGTTCCCGATTCCTGAAGATGCCATAGTATCATCCCTTTTCTGATTGATATTATATGTATCAGTATAGATACGTTGTGTATCGGTTTCAATCGATGATACAAAAAGTTTCCGAAAAGCGCTTGACGATACTTAAAGTATCGTTTATTATAACAGGTGTTGATACGTTATGTATCACATTTGGAGGTGCAAAAAATGAAGCGTGCGCGACTTATTGCAGAAAGAAATAGGAATGGTTGGTCTCAAAACAGTGTTGCAAAATTACTTGATATTGCGGAAATAACTGTTAGAAGTATAGAAAATGGATCACGCAACCCTAGTAGCAAATTAATTGCTAAATTTTCATATCTCTTTGAGGTTAAACCAGAAATTTTGTTTCCTGATATTTTTTTGCCAGATAAAGATACTAAACGTATCATATCGGTAAAAGCATACAAATTGACAAAGGAGGCGGCAAAATGAAACAAGATAAGCCCGTTATGAAATTTGAAGCGGAGAGGCAAGATTTAGAACAAGTAAAAGAGTTGCTTCCGCAAATAGTAACTCTTCGGATTAAATGTTAACGGCTGACAATCTTTACCACTTTGGAGCTGGCAAACACGGTGCCAGGGTCGTCATCAGTGAAAAAGAAAGTGTAGTTGTTTAGAAGTTTGGTGATACTTGGCACTAATCCAAGCTTAATATGTTCGTTCAGTTCAAACGGACCATTAATTTCGTCTTTGTTAGGAAAATCGTATGTTATCTTTTCCCAGTTCTTTTTAGAAATTTTCTTAGGCCGATCATTAATTGACGCAGTGCGAATTCCCCAAACAAAATCATGGACGTTTAGAGTTAGTGTTTCACCATCTAAAAAATAAATCGTGGCTGTTAACATTTTTTAACCACCTTTCTAAGTGAGAAGTCTATAGAAATTATTTTTCCACCTCGTTGTAAGGCGGAAAGTCCAGAAGTTCAATTAAAGGCATATCTAAGCCATTTGCAATTTTTCTTAATGTTCCAATCTTAGGACTGGCACTGGCACCTCTAAAAATGGCGTTCACGGATGATTGTCCCATACCAGAGAGTGTCGCTACTCTATTAATTGTTAGATTTCTTTCATTGATAATGTTTAAAAGTCTATCTGCGATTAATTCTGAATCAGTTTTCATAGATTACACCTCGCCAGTAAGAATACGGCGTACCCGTTCTTTTTCATCGGAAGTTAGCGCACGTCCTAGTTTATCCCACTTGGATTGCTCTTTAGACGGCGAAGAACCATCTGGACGTTCATTATACGGTGGAAAGTCTAGAAGCTCTGTAATCGACATATTTAGGCCTTCCGCAATGGCGTATAAAGTGTCGAGTTTGGGTACTGCATTTGGACGGTTATACATGTTGCTGAAAGTTGATTGAGTTACGCCTGCTATAGTAGCCAGTCTGTTTAAAGTTAGATTCTTTCTTTTTAAAAGCTCGTCAAGACGAGTCATAAATAAATCATGATGATTCATTAGTTGAGTCTCCTTTCAACCCATTTGAGTTATCATGGTTCAGTTTAACAGCCGGATACCTTAAAAGATTAATACAAAAGGGTTGATATTTTAAAACAAAAGGGTTATTGTTTAACCATAAAGTTAAGAGGTGATACACATGACATTTGCAGAGCAGTTTAAACACTTTCGTCAGAATGCAGGACTAACACAAGCGCAATTAGCGGATAAAAGCGGAATACCTCAAACCACTATTTCTGGTATCGAAAGTGATGGTAAGGTGCCAGGATATTTCAATGCACGGAAGCTAGCTAAGGCACTAAACATTGATATGAATGATTTTGCTCCTAAGGAGGTGACCAAGTAATGGAAGTTACGCAAGAACAATTGCACGAAATGGTCCAATCAGAGGTAAATGCAGCTATTGCCGCCAAAAGCCTAGCACCAGTCAAAGCAAGAAATACTGCTTGGATGGAGCTTAAAAATGATATTTCGAAATTTGTCAACGAGAAGTACGGTAAGAAGCCAAGAGCTTATTCATTGTCAGTCGCAGTTAAAACGATTATTAGGTTCCATTTAGGTGTGTCTAACGTATATCAAATTAACGAGAGCAACATTGATGAAGCGCGTCAAATATTCGAGTTGTTAAAAGCAAATATTTAATTTTCAAAGAACGGAGGAAATAACATGCAGGCAATTAAAAATCACAAACGTGAACTTGTCGATTCGATCATCAAACTGCTCCCAGCGGTGTCACCGAGTCTAATTAATGCTAAGACATTCTGGATGTCAGAAACTGAGCTTAAAGAACTAGTAACCATGATTCACGATGGGGACCGAAACGAGTTCTATGAAATGATTAACTCTTAATAAGTACATTATGCGATTAAGTCACGTTATAAAAAATGAGTAAGTATGAAAGTAAGTGGAATATATGTCAGTTGATATTGTAGTACGTAGTTCGGTCAGCGTTAAGAATAGTTTACCGAAGGTTATGCATCTTGCTAAACAAACGGTCACTGAAACTGGAAAGAAGGCAGGGTACTCACAACCAATGATTTCCAAGCTATCGAGTGGTGTGGCGAAATTGCCATATGAAAATGTACGGACATTGCTTAATTCAATCCCTGAGCAGTACCAGCCACTATTAGCGTTGGATATTGCACATGAATTAGTTGGAATTACACCACCGATTGCAAACGGTGATGGCTTGAAATTGGATGTTGAAGCGCTCGGTCCGCGGACCATTCGTGAGCTTAGTCAAGGAATAGATGCATTAACCAATTCGCAAGATGAATTTGAAACTCCAGCGGGCTACGTTAGTGATACTAAGGATCCACAAGAAGCAATATATCAAGTCTTGGATGCACTGTTTATCGGATATAACGCTGTTATTGGTATATGCAATGAATATGGCTTTTCGCTGCCAGCTTTAATGCGACAGCGTGAGAAATTTTGGAAGATGAAATCGTACATCAAGTAGAGGAGGAGTTAACTATGCCACAGGTAATTCATTTGCAGACGCGAAAAAATATGCCAGTTAAAAAGCGAAAATCGGAATGGTTAAGGAATAAGGACTTGGCTGAAATTTGGAATGTCTCACCAGCACATATCACTCGGTTAGCTAAACGTGAACATGATCCATTGCCTTCAGATACTGCATTGGGTCCGCGACGCTATGAATGGTCGCAAGTAGTTGCTTGGCGGAAGAGACAAAACTTCATTATTAAAAACAGCCATAAACACACGCACGATGCTTAATCCATAGGAGGAAGAACATATGTTGGAATTCGTTAAAGTGGTATTAGCAATTAGTTGTGTTGCAGCAGCACCTATTTTAATTGTTGCTGATAATTCTGGATGGGGAGCACTGTTTGGAGAGGATGAAATGTAATGGCAAAATTCACGTTTAATATCGGTGGGCTTCATTTTGAACAGGTAACGATTGATGAACTGTACAAGATTTTTAGTCAGGAGGCTGAGATAGTTGGAAGTACGCAAAGTATTGCCAAAGTACAAATTTGAGTACAAAAAAAGCTGCTTGAGTATTGGCAGTACCCATGCAGCTAAAATTCATACACACAACAAATTTTTTTATTTCAAGTCTCATTTTACTCCGAAACAGTCGCTAAAACAATAGTTGGTCACGTTAATACGGAGGTGGACGAAATGAACGGCTACGATAGTTGGTTAATTGACCAAGAAGAAGCTGCGGAAGGCTGGCGTGATGATGTGTCTACCGAGGAAGAGTTGATTGAAAATGGCGTTTTTGCTGATCCGGAGGATGAGTGATATGGAAAAACTAACACAGAAACCATTGTCACTAGACGAAGCCGAGCAGTGGATTGAACAAATCAATCAAGAAATCGGCGCAATAAAAATGGTCATTGAAGAACCAAAACAATTGGTTAAGCAGTTAACATCATTGCTTAAGGACGATGAGTTAAAAATTGAGCAGATGCACGACTTTGAGCGAATGGCAATGCGTGATTGTGAAGTAGTTGAGACTGATTACTACAAATTCACGATGGGACAAGTTAACCCTGCTAGCAGTCGTAATTGGGATTTGAGCCGGGATAAGATGGCTACTCCTAAGCAAGTCACAGCAATGTATGAAAAATTTGACCAAAGCTTATTGAAGACAACTAAGTCGGTTAATGAAACCGAGATTAAGCAACGCTTAGCCGATGGTTCACTAGTTGTAACGCCCAAAGGCGAAATTGTTAACGCTGATGGCGAGGTATTGCCAGCCTACAGTGGGGCGCTTAAGCCAGCAAAGGTGAACGTCAAAGCCAAGGAGTGATTGACTATGAAGTTTTATGCAGATGGGAATATTCCAAAGATACCCAACATGTACTTTATCTATGGCGATGGCGGTACTGGTAAGACAACGATTGCTAAAGACATGCCAGGTCATAAGCTGTTATTTAGTTTTGATCTATCTAGTAATGTCTTGATTGGTGATAAGGATATGGATGTGGTCATGTTTGAAGAAAAGGACGCACCACAGATCCAACAGCGGTTTTCCAACTTGTTAGTTAGGAGCATTTCGACGGCTAAGTACAGTACGATTGTTCTGGATAACGTTACTGCTTTGCAGAACTTAGTTTTGGAAAATATTGACAATGCGTCTAAGGATAATCGTCAAAATTATCAGAAGCTACAGCTCTGGTTCCGTCAACTTGGTACCACGTTGAAAGAGAGTGGTAAGACGATTTATGCGACTGCTCATCAGGTGGATAACGGGACTAATGGTATAAACGGTGCTGGACGCTTTGCAGCGGATATGAATGAGAAGACGTTTAATGCATTTACGAGCATGTTTGATTTGGTCGGTCGCATTTATATCAAAGACGGTGAACGCCTGATTGATTTGGATCCTGAGCAAGGTAACCATGCTAAAAACCGGCTTGATGACCGTCGATTGATCCATGCAGCAGAGTTAATTCAAACAGAAAAGGAAGATGAAAAATTATGAGTTTATTTACAGTAGATTCAAACAACGTATTTGGTGTGGGGGTACAAGAGGCTGGCAAATATAATGTAAAAATCGTTAAAGCCGAGGTTGGTACAACAGGCCGGGGCCAACAGAAGCTCACGCTGGACTATGAAGTGGTTGATGGTAAGTATAAAGGTGGACAAATCCGTTATCAAGTTATGACTTGGGATGATGAACAAGACCACCTTGACATGACTGTCAAGCGGTTTAATACCTTCTTAGTAGCAGTTGGCGTCAAAGACGGCGCCCCAATTGATACGCTAAATCAAATTGCAAATGGCGTTGTTAATCGAACTTTAGCAGTTGATGCTGAATGGGGTGACCCCAATAGCAAGGGGAATGTTTACTTACAAGTGTACGGTTATCATAAAGTCGACCCTGAAGGTAGTAAGCCCAACGGTGTTAAGCGGCCTAATGGTAATACGACAAATACACCAGCTAACACCCAACCGGCGAATACTTCAACCTATGACAATAATGGCGACCAGATTGATATCAGCGATGACGATCTACCATTTTAATTAATCTTCGAATTGGCTTGAACAGCAGTGACTGAATCCACCGAATGGGTGAAAGGCCCATTAGTAAAGGAGGTGTAGATTTGGATTATTTCAAGCAAAGACGAGCTTACAGAAATCTGAAACGGAATCAAATAGATATCTCAACTGGTCAAAATAACCTGTATCGCGAGTTATTGGACTACGCGAACGATGAGTATCAGCTAGATAAACTGTTTACCCTAAAGAATTCTGCGTTGCTCGATCTTACTGGACTATCCGAGGCCGGGCTAAAGAAGGCTAGGAACGAACTAGTACAACTTGGATTAATCAAATACGTCCCCGGCAAAAGAAATAAGCAAAAGCCTCAGTACCAAATTATCAGGCTTTACAGTACTAGTTGGGCTACTAGAAACGATAATAATAGCTCAACTAGTAACCCAAGTAGTAGCTCAACTGGTACCCCAGATAGTAGCCCAACTGGTAGCTCCAAAGAACTTACTAGTACAGTACCTGACTCTACCGATACTAAAAAAAAGAATAAAGATCCGCGCGATCTTCGTCGTCAAGAATTTTTTACAGATGTCTGGGCTATTTACCCACGTCAAGAAAAGTTTGGTGACGCATGGAATGCTTATTATCGGGCTACTGTGACTGGCGCCAACCCCGCTGGTAAAGCCACTAAGAGCCAAATCATTCAGGGCATCGGCAATTATAAGCGGTACTTGGAAGTTAAGGGGANACAGGGACANTACGTTCAGCAGCTAGCNAACTGGTTGGATAACGGCGGTTGGTTAAGCAATTACGACATGACACCNCCCGTTCAACCAGCTGCGACTAGCGGTGGTCAGGCATCAAGGGAGGCACAAACGTATGTCAGAAACGACTTCTAAGAGTGCACGAGGGATTAGCTTTCCTGAGCTACAACGGTTAAAGACCAGTGACCGAGTTTGCCCACGGCATGGGGTGAATATGGTTTACATGCAGGGACACCAGCCATTCTGCATGGTTTGTACCAAAGAAAAAATTGAACAGCAAAACCACAAGATTATTGATCATGCCAATGATTACTGGCATAAGCGCCGAACCTCGGACGTGTTGGCTATGGACTCGATATTTGATGATCCAACTCTGATGGATGCCAACTTTGATAATTTCCGCCCGAACAGTTCGGAGTCGGCGAATAACCTAAAGCTGGCACGGAAGATTGCTGGCGAGTATTTAAACCCGAAAACTACGTACAACACGATATTGACGGGTCTGCCGGGGCGCGGTAAGTCACATTTGGCCTTATCCATTGCTAAAGCAGTAAATGATCACGCAGACAAACCTATGGCCTGCCTATTCGTTAGCGTGAATGAATTGTTCCGATTAATCAAAGGCAGTTTCGGTCATCCTGACAGCCGCTATACCGAACAGAACATGGTTCAATTGCTAGGCGATGCAGACTTACTAGTGCTTGATGATTTAGGCTCAGAAGCGACGTTCCAAAGTGATCAGAGTAAGAACCGAAAAGAAGCCAGTGATTACGTGCAGAATGTGTTATTTGGGATTGTGAATAATCGTCANCGAACCATCATCACCACCAATTTAGGCAGTGCCGGCTTAGCAAACGTGTATAATCCAAAGATCATTTCGCGATTGTACCGCGGCATAAACGGACACGTCATTAGCTTTACAGCAGCAACACCAGATACACGGGAGGTATCGTTCTAATGTGTGAATGTAATGGCACAAAGATTGTGCATGTTGAAATTATGAAAGGTGTATGGGTAGTACAGCCGTGCCCTAATTGTACGCAGGCAGTACACCAGCACTACGAAAAGGAATTAGCGGGGGTGCTGTCTAATGTATGCAATCAAGACGTTTGATGAGGAGCATAGGGTGCTAGCTACTGGCAATGAACCAGAGCTACATCGCTTGGTACTGGCAAAGTATCAACATGGCGAGTGGCAGTTCCCAGTAGTCATTGAAGAGGAAGCAGCTAAGCCATGGGACGATGCGGCCTATTTAGCTAGTATGAAATTGGACCCAAAGCAGGGAGAGCGTGAAGATATTAAAGCCATTCGGCAGGCGCATAAACATGGCAAACATTCTCTCAGGCAGATAGCCGAGAGCACGGCAATTGAATTCAAGCGAGTTAAGGACTTGGTCCACAAATACAGCCTGCCACTGAATAACGGTTACTGGCGTGCTGAGAAGTATAACAATTCTGATGAAGTGATCGCGTATCAAACCCTGTCACGGTTATGTGAGAGAATTGACGCCCCAGAGTTTTCGATTAGACAGGCCAGTATGTCTAACGGGGTCGTTAATGGTTATTACATTAGCTGGGTGCCGGGGATGAAAAATAAACATGATTAAGCATACTTTCATGCTGACGCCAGTTCAGCAGCAACGACCGCGAGCCACACGCTATGGTCGATCGATTCGGCTGTATGATCCTAAAGCAGTCAAGCAATTCAAGCAGGCTGTCGCTGAGGAAGCTATGCTCACGTATCGAAATCAGCCGTTGTCAGGCAGTTTGGCAGTTACCTTGGTATTTTATCGGCCGGTACAGCAAAGCTTGTCTAAGGTCGAAAAACAGCGCCGAATTGATGGCAGACACTTACCAGTCGTTAAGCCAGACTTAGACAATTATATCAAGTCGTTTCTTGACGCATTACACGGTATTTACTGGCAAGATGACGCACTGATAACAGATATTGTCGCTAGTAAACGTTATGGCCGGCAGCCGAGGATTGAGATTGAGGTTAAGGAGATTGAACAAGGATGACAAGTTTATCAATGGTATTGGGTAAAGAAGAGGTAGTGGCCTACATGGTCGTCCTGACCTTTCAAGGCGAAATCATGAAAAACTACCCAAAGATTTATAAGCGTTATGGTGACGCCTTCAAGCGTTGTGATCACTTAAATCATGTTATCAAGAGCGATGATTATCGCTGGAAATTGATGTGTGCTAAGGGCTGGTATGATATTGACCCGAATGACAAGGGGGATTAGATATGGATACTGAAATTCCAGCATGGGCCATACAAGCGGCCTGTGAGGCTATGGGATATGCAGATGAATCGGAAGTAGCATGGGAAGACTACCCACTGGTTATGGCGATGGCAGAGTCAATGGAGGGCGAATGATGACGATTAAAGATTTGCTTGCCGATTGGGTAGCATGGACTGCGATTTGTTTCGTAGTTGTCGGCGGCATCAAGCTATTTGTGGTTGTCCTAGGATGGCTATTTTAGCGGTATACACATTGATAGGGGATGGTTGGATGTGGGCGTATGTTTTTCTAATCTTGATCGTGCTATTTGTTTCAATGATGTTTGAAGATGAGGAACACGGGTTTGCCAAAGCCTTAACGATTTATGTTTTAATTGCCGGATTGGCAATATCAATGTGGTAATAAGTATATTTATTCGATTGGCGAAAACAAATACTGCATTACGGAGGACAAAGATGCCTAAGCACACTAAGAAGCGTTCAACGATTAAACGGAAGCACCGGCGCATGAAGCAACATGCCGAGAAAAATAAAGCTAAAGCATTAGATAGCAAGCAATTGGCTAAGGAATATGGGCCATACAGAATTGGAAAGGCTGGTAAGTAAATAATGCGAGAACATAAAGGACTAATCGTGACAGGAATTGTAGTTTTGGTACTGTTATTCGGTATTGGTGGTTGTACTCATTGGTGGCTAAACAGCACGGCTAGTGGTATTAGAACAGTTAAGAATTTTCAATCAGAGACCAACAACGGAATTGAACGCGAGATTCGTGTTTACAATGCTGATGGCAAGCAAATTATGTATGAGAAAGGCAAGTTTGATGTTTCACACAAAGATCGGTCAATTCAGTATGTCGACCAGCATAACCGCAAGCACAATATTTATTTTGGCGACAATACCAGTGTAGTTGTGAATGAACTGCAATGACAATCGTCAAGGGACCAACTAACGAGGAACGCAAGCGGGCGTTTGAAGCGTTTGGGGAGGATTGAAAATGAGTATTAGAAATAAAATTGGACTTGGCATGATAGCCTTATTTATTTTAGTCACGATCGTCGGAAACTTTTTAGACGGATTCTGGCATGGAGTTACTTTTATCAGTGTTGTGGCATGGATTGTGATAGCGCTGGAACTATCGAGTTCTAGGAGATAATGGAGATGGCGACGATGATTAAGTTTAGAGCGTGGAACAAGGAAAACGCAATCTATCTTTACAATGTGCAAGACGCTTATGACATGTTGAGCGGGTTCGTAAAATATGATGATGGCGAGAATGCTAGCTATGACGAGTGTTGCTTTGGCGATTTCTTAGATAATAAACGGTATGATGTTGAACAGTTTACCGGCCTGACAGACGTGAACGGCAAGGATATCTATGAAGGGGATATTGTAAAAGTGTGGTCAGATATGAGCGAGTTAACGATGGTACCAGTCATTAATGAAATTGTTTCAGAAGACCTGTTCGGGATACCCGGTATGTTTTTGAAACCAGTAGGGACACATTTAATTGAGCCATGCCTGCATGACTCTTGGAGCAATCAATTTGAAATTATTGGCAACGTGCACGAGAACCCGGAACTGCTGAAAGGCTGATTTTAAAGTGTTTCTAGGAAAAGTATTCACATCTACACCTTTTATCGGAAAACGTAAACAGGGGGAAGACAAATGAATTATAGAAATGGTAGAAAAATTAATGTTGGCGACATTTTATGGGCGAAGGCTGCTAGATGGATTGTAACGGACAATTACCAGATGAGACTCATTGGTAAAGAAATGGAGTTTACCCAAACGATCTTGCCAGCCTTTGTTGAATATGTTGGCAATGTGCATGAGAACCCAGAACTATTGGAGGAAGACAAATGAAATACGAAGCTAAGATTGAAGACGTTGCTGTTAAGAGTAACTATCCAATTGACATTGAACGGGTTAAGGAACTGGTTGAGTGGAGCCTACACCCATGGACTAAACAAATTATCATTAAAGGCCCACTGGCAGACGATAACTGGGAAGGCGGTGACACTGTCGGCGACTTGATTAACGAGCTTAAGAAGCTGCCTGAAGATATGCCGGTCGAATGTGACTACGCTGGTATGTCAGTTGAGACGGTACGCGATCAAGGACCGGACGACGAAACGCTCTATTTATATTCAGCACTGGTTGTGTCGGATTAGTGGGGGGCAGACGAATGAAACAGATATTTGAAGCGATATGGAATTCTTCCCCATTGCAATTGGTGGGGTATTTGATAACGTCAGTTGGCGTATTGCTGTTTATTGAATCAGTAATTTGGTGGGTGAACAGGCATGACTGACATCGAATACGCCAAAGCAATCCAAGTGAAATCCATGGTTGCCAACCTGGAAATAAACGCGGCACTGACAACTGAGCAACAGGCACAAATTGGCCAGGACTTCATTGCTGATATTGTAGAGTTGAGTGATTGCGAGAGCAAACAAAAAGCCGCCTGTTAAGGCGACCAGTCATTGGACCACTCGAATGACCGTTGTAAGTATAACATATAAAAAGCGCTGCCATTGCTGACCGCACTACGATTGATACCTAACACATTAATTATAGCATATGAAAGCGGAGGGGCGCATGATGGGCGAACAGCAAGTTATTTCAGATGAAATTTTTCCACCAATTGACCAAGAGAAAACAATTAAACAGGTGCGGCGGTTCCTGGATAAGAAGTTACCGCAAGCAGTTCGGGCGTCCGGCCATTCGGTCGCTGATTTAAAATCGCCTAGCATGGATGGCATGCCTAAGTCGGCCCCAGCTGGTAATTCGGCCGAGGATCGGATTACACGCCGCCTGTATGCAGAGCAGATTGTCCGACAGACTATTCAGGCCATGGCTAGCTGTGATCATGAGTGCCAGGAGATATTAGATCGGCTATATCTGCAAGGATACAGTGACACGATGTGCTACATGGATATTGGCTACAGCAAGACGCAGTATTTTGACCGCTGGAAGCCCTTGGCAATGTTGCAGTTCGCACAGAGCTATTACCTAGAAGACCTGAATATTTACCAAAACCGAACTCAAACCGGACTTTAACCGAACTTTTTCCGAACTCGAGCCGGACTTCATAGCAATAAATTGGTGGTAAATTAATATTATCGATAATTGGTTAGGGCGACAAATAAACGTTTTTCTGATAGCCCTAGCCGTTGTATGTGGCGGATTAAGGTAAATACGGTATTTATTATGCTGTATGTGGTTCGATTCCACATCGCCACTTTAGACGGGCACAGATGTATAGTTTGTGTTGCCTCCTTGATTAAGTTGATATGATGGCCCGTCTATTAAGCAGATATGATCTAATTGGCAAGATGGCGGTCTCCAAAACCGTCTATGTTGGTTCAAACCCAGCTATCTGTGTGGCCGGCGGATTTATAAGGGGTGATGCGCTCCTCTCTGCCGCCGGCATTAGTCTTCGTGTTTGACGTCGGCCGTTAAATGCGAGTGTTGCTGTGGGCTAATTGGCAAGCCACAATGGGATGTAGGTTCGAGGCCTACCGGCGATATAGTTATGCAGCATGGTCACTCATGAGGACTAAAACTGTGTAACGTGTGCTTGTGGCGGAATAGGTAGACGCATGTCAGACGCGAGTAACGGGTATCTGCTGACAAGGATATGACCACACGTCCTGTAGGGTGCAAATCCCTACCAAGCACATTAAACGCGTCCGCGGATCCAAAACGGACAATCTCCAAACTGGCTCTCGCTTTTTAGCGGGAGTTTTTGTATAGTGAGAATAGTTTGGAGGAAATATGATAAAATACATAAAAAATCATTTGGATAAAATTATTGGGGCGGCAATTGTACTGGCTATCTTTGGATGGTTATTATCATTTAATCCATGGGGGATTTTTGAGGGGCTGAAGATGATTTGCAATTTTAATGAAATGATTCTTGTTAGTATATGGCAAAATAAAGTGTTTAATATTTTTTTTATTGATCATTATGGAAAGTTTAACTGGATTGGTATTACTTCGATTCTTGCGATAGCAACATTAACTCTTAACGCTTGGGATCGACGCCGGCAATTTAAAGCAGACCTGGTATCTCAGAGTCGTATTAAATGGATGGCAGAAGTTAGACCTATAGTTGCACGCTTTATAGAAGAGATATCGAATTATATGTATTTGTATAATCGTTTTGCAGTTGATAATAAACCATCTTTGAATTCACAATTAACAGAAATAATGAGCAACATAAAAAAAGACTATTATTTAATAAAATTGTACGTTCCCACAAAGTCCAATGAAAAACTTCTTAATAAAATTGAGTTGTTATTTGGGGAATTACACTATATTAGTGAATATTATGACTATGGACTGAGAACAGGAAAGATTGACCCTAGAGTATCAAGTACGCCGTATTTAACTGTGGTGGACAAGTATATTTCGCAAATGATGAATCAAGCAGTTGAAGACGGACAAGCATATTTCAAGGATGAGTGGAAGCGTGCAAAATCAGGAGATTAAGATTTTAACGTCATATTAAACTATGGCGTTTTTATTTTACATAAAATTAGGGAGGTGGCGGCATTGCCACGTATGATACACAGCAAATATGGGTATGAGCCGCCAGAGTGGGTTCAGGCTGATGCTCGGCTTGATAAGTGGTGTAAGGATAAGCGTCGTGCTAAACAGCATGGCGCTTTTAGTTTGGATACAAAAAAGAAGGCGATCACGCCTTCAAAGAATGTTACTTGTCAAACTTATCTTTCAGATTGTCAACAGCATCTTTAGCCGTATCTTTGGCATCAGCTAACTTATCCTTGGCCTTGCCAACTAAGCCTTCAGCCTTGCCCTGGGCTTCACGGGTCTTGTCACCGGTTGCTTTGCCTTCAACTTCCTTGGCCTTGCCGCTAACCTTATCTTTGGCGTTCTTAGCTTTGTCTTCTAAACTCATTTTGTAACCTCCTGATAAAAATAGTTTTGAAGCGTCAATGATTGAGTAAAAAGGTCACTGTTTTCCGCCAGCGACCTCAAGGTTATTAACTGGATAACCCTTGAACACCTATAGAATAAATTGGCCTTGATTGAAAGTCAAACAAAACGACATGTTATGTATTAATTCCAAACCCGTCGATTTCGACTGGTTTAAAAACGGAGGTAACAGAAAATGAACGATGTTGAATTTACAAGTAAATGCAAAGCCTTAGTACTGGACTACGCTAATGAACATTTAGATGTAACTGATGGAAAACAAATCACTGTCGATGATGTATTTACTGTTTGGCAAGTTAAAGCATTACAGAATAGCAAAGCGTTACTCAGCACGACGTTAAGTGATGGCATGTACTACGAGCTTACTTATAACGGTGATCAGGATGAGATCTACCTAGACGCCTATAAAAAGTTTGAGAATCGATGCTACAAAATTTAGACTAATTAATTCCAATTAACGGAGGTGTGGTGGTATGTAATGACACGAAAGTTAACGCCCAAACAGCAGAGATTCGCCGACGAGTATATCAAGTCTGGTAATGCTGCTGATGCGGCTCGCAAAGCGGGGTATAGTAAACGCTCAGCACGTTCAGTTGGGCAGGAGAACCTGACAAAACCTGACATCAAGCAATACATCGATGATCGAATGGCCGAGATAGCTTCCAAGCGCATTATGGACGCCACAGAAGCCGTTGAATTGCTTACTAGTATCGCTAGAGGTGAAACTAAAGAAACAGTTTATATTGGCACTGCTGACGGCGTTTATGAGAAACACAAAGAAGCTGACTTGAAAACACGGATAAGCGCTACTAAGGAAATACTGAAGCGTTATCCGGATAACGATAAGCTTGTTGAACAACAAATTCGCAAGCTCAAAGCTGACGCGGATATTGCGGAGGCTAAGGCCAAAATGGTATCGGATGAAGGAAATGAAGTGCGAGTTAATATAACTTACCCACCAGGGAGCGATGAAGCACATGGCGATGATTAATTTGGATATCAACCAGCTTGTTAGTCCAGCTTACTATCCGTTGTTTACCAGTCGTATGCGCTATCTTGTTTATAAGGGTTCCCGCGGTTCTGGTAAGTCATATGCTGCGGCAGTCAAAGTTTTAGTCGATATGATGGTATATCCGTACGTAAATTGGATCGTACTAAGACAATATGCTTATACACAGAAAGATAGCACGTTTGCAACGCTCAAAAAGGTTGCTGCAGTGCTGGGTGTATATGACATGTTCAAATGGACTCAAAGCCCACTGGAAGTGACTTACAAGCTGACAGGCCAAAAGATCTACTTTAGAGGGATGGATAGCCCATTAAAGATTACATCAATAACGCCAACCATCGGGCAACTATGCCGTGCTTGGTACGAAGAAGCCTATGAGTTAAAGACACTTGATGCCTTTAACACGGTTGAAGAGTCTATGCGTGGCGAGCTTCCGGAAGGTGGCTTTTATCAAACGCTCATTACCTTTAACCCTTGGTCTGAACGGCATTGGCTCAAGCCAGAGTTCTTTGATAAAGACACAGCACGATCAGGTGTGTATGCAACAACAACGACATATCATGACAATGAGCATTTGAATGATGATTATGTAGCAGCCTTAGAAGAAATGCTAACACGCAACCCTAATCGTGCACGGGTGGCTGTGTTAGGTGACTGGGGAGTCGCTGAGGGCTTGGTATTTGATGGGCTGTTTGAAACGCGTGATTTTGATATGAAAAGTATTAGTCGTTTACCTAAATCAGTCGGCTTAGACTTTGGGTTTAAGAACGATCCAACCGCTGGAATATTTATTGCAGTGGACCAAATCAACCATGTGATTTATGTGTACGATGAATTTTATAAGCACGGCTTGCTCACTGGCCAGATTGCACAACAGCTTATTCAGCATAAGGCGTACGGGTTGCCAATTACGGCAGATAGCGCTGGTGCTAACTTGATTGCTGAACTTACACGGGTGCATGGCGTTCCGGGAATTCAACCTAGCGGTAAAGGTAAAGATAGCGTTGTTCAAGGGATTCAATACATGCAGTCTTACCGTTATGTCATAAGCCCTAGATGTAAAGGACTACTCGAGGAAATGAATCTATATGTATATGATCGTGATAAGCAAGGAAACTGGCTGAATACGCCTGTTGACGCGAACAACCATGCGATTGATGCACTCAGATACGCTATGCAGAAATTTATGTTCGTCAAGAACGGGCAATACATGAGTTATCGTGACCGTGTGGCTGAATTAAAACAATTAGGATTGTGAGGTGAAATATATTGGATTTGGATAATATGGAAAATTTCAAACAGGCAATCATGGTATATCAAGAAGATCTTGAAAAGTTGACGCCTACACGGATTGCAGAGTTTATTAGACATCATTACAGTTATCAACGACCACGTTTACAACGGTTATTAGATTACTATCAGGGACACAATGATGACATTCTTGAACCTGATAATCGACGTAACGAGAAAGGTAAAGCTGACCATCGGGCGGTGCATTCATTTGCTAAATACATCGCTGATTTTCAAACGTCTTATAGTGTTGGGAATGCAATTAATCTCAGTGGCGTGTCATCAGACAGCCTAGATAAATTTAATCAGGTGAATGATATTAATACCTTGAATTATGATTTGTTCTTGGACATGTCAACGTTTGGTCGAGCATATGAATACATTTATCACGGGGAAGATGGTATTGATCACAGCGTCAAGCTTGACCCAAGAGAGACGTTTGTTATTTATGATACTTCGGTAGACCCACAGCCGGTTATGGCCGTTCGGTATCATGAAGTGCAGGATATTTCGGCAACTGGTACGCCTGTGATTAAATTTGTTCCTGAAACGTGGACTAAGGAAAAGCACGTTACTTATAAACCTGTCGATGTCGCTGGATCGGTCACGGCACCGGAACCAGCGGATGAACAAGTACAGGTTACATTCCCTGTTATCGAATATAAGAATAACGCCTTTCGCCAAGGAGACTATGAAAACGTCTTAACGTTGATTGACCTTTATGACGCAGCACAATCTGATACTGCTAACTATATGACCGACTTTAACGAGGCGTTACTTGTTATCGAAGGGAATATCGATACGTTATTTGATGACTCACTGTTGTTACAATCAATAGACCCGAATGACGAAGAGTCTATGAAGAAATTAGCGCAAGATCGACTAGAACAGCTGGAACGCATGCGACAAGCGAACATGTTATTGATTAAGTCGGGGATTGATTCAACTGGTAAGCAGACCTCAGCCGATGCGAAGTACATTCACAAAGAATACGATAGCACAGGGACCGAGGTATATAAGAAACGGCTAGCATCAGACATCCACAAGTTCAGTCATACGCCGGACCTGACAGATGAGAACTTTGCAAGTAATGCTTCAGGGGTAGCGATGAAGTATAAAATTCTTGGTACGGTTGAGCTAGCAAGTACGAAGCGTAAACAGTTTGAACGTGGGTTAAATGCTCGCTATAACACCGTTTCCGCTATTGAAAAAGCGTTGTCTGGCAAGTGGGACGTTGATGCAAATAAGATCAACTTTATCTTTAAAGACAATATGCCAACTGATGATATTGCAATCATCACGTCATTGGTTCAGGCAGGGGCGCAGTTACCGCAAGAATATCTCTATCAGTACCTGCCTAACGTATCTGATGCTGACGAAATTATCGACATGATGGATAAGCAACGTCAACGAATGGGTGGCTATGCCACTAAGAATGGGGTGCTAACTAATGGAACAAGCGGTAATGGTGACGGCGATGAGGAAGTTCGCGGACAGCAAGGCGAACCAGAAAACCAACGAACGAGCAATTAAGTCAGCGGTCAATGGTGACATGCGAGGATTACTTGATTGGTGGTACAAATTTATTGCCAAGTATCCACAATACAGTCATGCAACGGATAACCAATTGCCAGACCAAGAACTGCTAAATGAGATTCAATCTGTGGCGATGGAGTCGGACATTAGGCAGCGTCAAATTGCCACTAATTCTGAGCTTATCGCTTATGCTGCACTAGTATATGCAACCAAGACGGGCATTGAATTAAACAAGCAGTTGAATGCTTATTTTAAAAAAGTCGCTAAGTCAACGGTAAATAAGATTAAATCTTTGTACCCTAAGGCGTCAAAAGGTGACATACAAGCTTTGGTTGATGGTGTAATTGCCGATGTTAATTGGTCAGATCGTATTTGGTTAAACATGGATGAGCTGCAATATGATGTTAGTCGCATCATGAAGCAAGCCTTGCTGACTCATACCAACCCTGTTGATGCTGTTGCAGAGATTCGTAAGCGATACAACGTGCTAGATTACCAAGCACGCCGATTATTGCGAACCGAGAGTGCACGCATCATGGCGGAAGAGTCCATCAGAGCCTCTAAGGAAGCAGGATACAGCAAGTTAAGGTGGGTTGCTAACACTGGTGCTTGTCGTATTTGCGCGCCGCTTGACGGCCATGTATTTAGCTATCGTGAAGCAGATGGTATGATTCCCCGGCATCCTAATTGTCTGTGCTCGTGGGTTGGTGTTGATGAATAGAGAGGACTGATAAAATTGCCAAAACAAGAAGTTGAACTTAACAACCAAATGATGATTAAAATTATCAAAGATTTAGTAAATGAAGTTAACGCTAGTTACCCGCTGAATATCAAAGTTGATACTTAGAACGTGTTTGGATACTTTGACATTCGATTTGATTTTAGTTAAATTAGATCAAAAACAGGAGTTTTTAATCC